TGGGAACCAGCTAATGGGAAAGAAGACAGTACTACAGTCTTTTATTTCCCTCAACGGGGTCCAGCACACAGTGTATACCGTAATGACAGAGACGCAATTTCACAACTTGAGCACTGGCTTATCTTCCAGCGTTATTGGTGTGAACATAAGCCCTCCGTTACTATATATGTCCGAGAGCACGAATGGCTTGAAGTTGGAGCTTGGGTGTATAGACACTTCGATGAAATCAGCGGAGTCAGTTTCTTGCCACACACAGACCACAACTACCAACAAACCCCATTCGATGAATGCACACGGGAAGTGTATGAACAAGAAGTGTCTCTTATGCCACAAACAATTGACTGGAGTAAGTTGGTTGAAGAGATGGATTCAACAACTAGCTCACAAGAGTTAGCTTGTGTAGGAGGTGCTTGCACCATATGACAAAGGGGCCGAAAGGCCCCTTTTTTATTTAGAAAGTAATTTCAATAGTCTTTAAACATCCGGGGTACTGGTTTTCCAGTGCCTCTTTTTTTGTCCAGAATCTGCGGAAGATTGGGAATGCTCCCTCCTCTACAGGAGGGTAAACGTTCAACCAGATTGTCATTTGGTGTCCTGTATCTCGATAGTTACAATATCTCCTGCCGCTACTGCGGCCTGTAACTTGGGGAAGAACGCATCAAAAGCAACGTGTGAACTCATAACATCATCACCACCAACCCAATCCCTACCAAGCAGAAGACAACCCTCAGTGTCAGCATCTGTGTTGCCACTGTGGATACGGATTCCTGCGAACATAGGTACGTCAAGGATGTGTGGCATGTCTCTATTAAAACGATTAGAGAAGTCAATAACAACACTGTAAGTACCAGCAGGGATAGCAGTTTGACCGTCAACTTTAACCCCAGATGGACGTACAACGTCTTCAAGAACATAACACTCATATACGCCATCAACAGACAAGCGGCTAATTGTAAAATTGTCACCGTATTCAAACCTCCGTGATACTAACTTCATTCAGCCTCCCAAGATAGCAGACATGATACTACTATCATGTTTAATATAAAATACTTCCTGTTCTCTTCTAAATCATCAACCCACTCAAACCCCAACTGTACTCCTGTGATAATACTGAAGTCAACTGTCATTTTAGATGGTCCTTTAGATATAGATATCCATTGTATGCTCCTGTACCAATAGCACCGATAGCTGTGATAATTATCCACCCACCTACTTGTGCTTTAATCTTGTCTGCCATTTCCCGTTTACGTTTTTCTTTTTCAATCCATTCTTCAATAAATTGATGATGCTGGAAGTGAACATCTACACTGATGCCCCTCATCCTGCGTTCTGGTTTAGTTTCATCCAACTCAGGGATTTCAGGAAATTCAGACATTGTAGTATGGAACCTTGTAGTTTTTTCCGTTAATGTTTACAACTATAAATCCAACAGGATTGGCTGGTAGAGTAGCTGTTCCAACGGAAGCTGTTGTTGAAGTATTATTGAACAACGTAGTTACATATGTCTGAAGAATATTGAACCAATCTCTCCAGATATGTCCCTCTTTTAGTTCCTCTCTAGGTAATCTGTCCGGTGTCTTACTCATAATCCATATCCTTACAGAAGCCATTCTTATGGAGTTTGGGAAGTTGTTTCTCTAATCTCTTGCCAATATCCGTGCGATACATAATCGAATTAGGGATTTCTACTTTATCCTTGATTGTCTTGTAACACTTCTCTATAGCTTCGTCCACACTCTTACCTGTACCAGTAACAGTAAGGACATAGTCTCCTGCTGTAACATACATGGGTACATCTAGTTTAATCTTGTCTCCATCCATCATTGGGGCTTTACCCCACTGCACTTCAGAAAAGTGTAGATTACCACAAGCATCCTCTTCAGTAACATTCCAAAGAGGATACCCAGAGCATTCCTTCTTGGTCAAACGAGAATAAGGATAGTCTGGTATACTAACCACAACACCACAAGCAATGTCGGTAGATGCTTTAAGAGTGTCTTCACCATTTAGTAAGTCCAGTAACCATTCAGCGGGGTCTCCTTTATGTAAAGCCTGTTGAATTTGAAAGAGAGGCCATCCCGGTCTCATTGTAAATTCTAGAGGCCAAGGTTTCCCTTTGTCGTCTATGATACAATTAACATCAATGTAGCCAGTGTAGCTATGAGCATGAAGATAGTCTTCAAGAGGTTTAAGTACTTTTTCCGCAAGTGAAGACTTCTCCGTGTAGCGTAAGATAGTTCCTTGTTCACCAGTAGCAACTCCCAAGTCATCGTTCATTAGCTTCTTGAATTCCCAGTTCTCACACCAGTACTTCGAGAAACCCCCTTTACCAAACCACCCACCCACTGCCATCTCTACACCAGCATGGAATTCTTGGAGAATAAACTCTCCTTTATAAGAGTTCTTCTTCTTCCAATACTGTAACATGTAAACCATATCAGCAGCATGTTTAGAGACATAAGACATTGCCTTGTCTCCGTCACCTATTGGTTTAGATACATACCTCTTCGGGTTCTTGAGGACATAGGAAATAGCATCGTCATACTTTTTGAACCGTTGACTTGGTATCGTTTCGATTCCAGCTTTCTCCATGATTTCTGCACCGAACTCTCTATCCTGTTCCCACTTGTTAGTATCAATAGAAGGACCAATGATGGGATACCCTTCATCACGATATTTTTCAAGGGGCCATATATAAAACGTATTGTCAGTACAGAAAATGAGGTCAGCCCAACCCATATGGTCTTCCCAATGAGAGACTCTTTCAATGATACCATCACCTACCTCCGAACGTGAACCATCTTTATTATGACGAATAAAAGCACGAACCCTGTGTCCATGCTTCATACAACGCATAGCAAAGTCCAGACAAGTACCACCAGCATCTATAAAAAGGATTTTCATCTACCCAGCATCTCACGAAGTTTACGTTTTTGTTCTCTAATTTCTGAAGCTCTAATATCTCTATGTCTAATCTTGTCTATCCGTTGTGTAGCTTTCTCTGTAGGAGATTTAATATCTATCTGAGCAGCAGCTATCTGTTCCAAACCACCCCCAGTTTCTCCACCGGCACGAATACCAGTAGATACAGAAGGTAGTTGTTTAGCAGCATAAGAACCTACATCAGAAGCAATCTGTTCAGCAGAGTCAGTTGGATGGTAGATCGGTTGACCGTTGTACAGTTGTCTGTCAACACCAAGTTGAGCTACAGCAAGCAAGGCAGGGTTAAAAGTAAATACAGAGGACAGAACTGCTTGTGGTTCTTTAGTACCATTGGCTACTTCAGAAACAGCATTCATAAAGTGGTAAGGACCAGCTCTACGTTGTTCTGCTTTAGGATTACCTGTCAACTCTTGTGCAACCATGTCCATAAGAGGATATAACACGGATAGGGCCACGGTAATAGCTGCCAAGGTATCCAAGCCATCCTTGAACTGTTCTAACCCCGCCTTGCCCTTCCTAATCTGTCCTACGTCCTTCATGGTCTCTATCATAGACTTCATCATACCATAATGGTAACGAGAGAAGACAGAGACACTAGGATTGTTAAGAACAGTGGAAAGACCACGACTAAGGTCAGCACCAAGAACACCTTGTCCTACACGTTCTGGTAGTCTGTAATTAGGCATGTGCCGTTCAGCTTCTTTCACAGCCTCTTCTGTACTGAGACCTTTGTGTTCAGAAAGCTCTGTGACATATTGCATATACATAATATCACGACTAATCCACATAGCCTTGGAACTAGCCTTAGACAATGCCTTGTACATCTTTACAGGAGTAAGGGCAAAAGACTTAGCCAGTTCTTTGAACTCAGGGGTTTTGGAGAACTCGTCTACACCCTTCTTGTACAGAGAATCACGTAAAGCATTCTCTCTAGTACCGGGAGCCATCATGGAACCACCAGCTTTAATAATATCTGTATAAGCCTTGTCCTGAGTAAGAACAGAACGAATAGCCTTAGTACCATTCTTTGCAAAACGTTGTATACCAGCAGGAGTAACCCAACCAGTAAGACCACGAGCATTATACAAGTGCATAACTTCGTTGAACATGTGGGGAATAGGGTTCAACATCATGTTTTGAACAAGAACACCAGACACAGCGGTAATCATATTGGATTTACGGACTTGAGCAAAGTCAGAGAGTATTTCAGAAACTCTGTTCTCAAAAGCATATCCATCAAGAGCATTACCAAATCTGTCTAGAAATCTAGGACGAGAAAATCCGTCTGGTATAGCACTACCAGAATCAATCTTATGGGAAATCTTCTTGAACTCAGGAGATTCTTTCATGGACTTGATTGCTTCATGAGCACGAATCATCTCACGAGTTTCAAGATACTTCTTGTAAAGAACTGCTTGGTAATCCTTTTCATATCTATATGGAGAGTGAGCTTCAATCTCATCAATAGAAGCTTGTTTCAATACTCCATTAGCTATGTCATCACCAGCTTTAAACTCACCTTCTACTGGTCCAAGATTACGAACTTTACCCCTAGTCCACTCGATTAGGTCTCCGCCTTTAGTGAACTGTACTATAGTACGTCCACCAGCATTACTTTCCAAAGCATAAATAGCACGCTTCTGTCCAGAAGAACGAACACGGTCTACAGCAGGATTAAAGTCTCCCCGGTCTCCTGTAAATTCCTCCATAGCTGCTTTAGCTTTTTCCCAAAGAGTTTTATCTCCTTCCAAAGCTTTAAGGGACTCTTCGTCCATAGCTTTGAATTGGCGAGGAGCAGCAGATTCCTGCATATCTTCTTTAGAGATAACCCCTTCATCCATGAGATACTTAAGACCATCCTTGTTAGCTTCAGAGATTGGTTTGATAAATTTATCATATAGTGGGTGCTTACCTTCTCCGCCTTGTCCCTCCTCAAACTTACGAAACTCTTCCATCAACTCAGGAGTCATTCCCTCGTCTTTGGCTTTCATCATCAAAGCATTGAGAGCTATTTTATCAGCTTGTGGTAGAGAATTGAGAAGATGCATATTATCACGATAGTCATCAGCAGTCTTCCACCTATCAGGAATACCAACATCTACTCTCCCTTTCTGGAAACCTTCTGATTGAAGTCTTTCCCAAGCACGGTTATTAATAGAGCGTTCGTACTCTGTGGCTAACTCCCCCTCAGACAAAGGAATATCTGTAGGGTCTACGTTAGCATTATGGTCAGTCTTGAACTCTTCCAAAGAATAATTTGTATGTTCTACTTCATGAGCAAGGACAAACTGAGAAAACTCCTGTGGAGACTTAAACATCTCTTGAAGCTTCCCCTTTTTAGTCTCAAGGTTAGCTTCATACATATGATTAATCATCTCTCTATCAAGGATGATTTCATTCTTGTCTCGACTAAAAGAACCGGCAGCACCAGTTGTAGTTTTACCTTCCTTGATAGGAATACCATTGTATTCTTTAGGAGGTTCCCAATCTCTACGCTTGGTAAGTTCAGCAGTGAGTTCTTCTGGTGTCTGTGTATTTACAGGCATCTTGATATCACCAGTAACTATTCTGCCTAGTTTGGTATGTTCTCCACCAAACAAGGGGGTAGTAATTGCTGATATAGCAATCTTGGTAGGGTCCAGTTTCTCACCTTGGGCTAGTTCACGACCAGTCTCAAGACCACCACCAGCAGCAGCCAACACAGCAGCAACCTTCTTGGTAGCAGGAAGTCCTACCTTAGACACAGAACCAAAGGAAGCAATGTCACCAGTAAAAGCAGAGATAGGATTCTGCTTCTCCCCCTCTTCCAGATGTTTGTTTATTGAGTCTGGGAGTAGTCCGTGGGTAGCCATAGAGCCAGCTATACCACCAGCAATAGCACCAACCAGACTACCTACCGTTTTAGCAAAAACCCCTCCAGGAACCCTCAAACCAAGCTTTGCTCCCATCACGGTTGTAGCAGACGCAGGAATACTAGCTAAGGCATGTTCACCAAAGGTCTCTACAGGATGTTGTTGCTTCTCTCCCGTCTTAGAAAAAGGAGAAGACATCCTTTCGGTGTCTTCTGTCTTTTTGAAAGGGCTTTGCAGTGGACTCTGTTGTTTGAACGGACTTTGTAAGTCAGCCATTATTTACCCTTTAAGTCACCATTCTTGATGGCAGCATCTAAAATTTCTTTTGGAGTAGCTTTAGGATAAGCTTTCTGATATTCAGAGAAGACTTGAGAAGATGACTTACCAGAGATACTGGAGTCGTATTTATCCAGACTCAAGTCTGTCTTCTTTACTTCTTCTGGTTTAGCTGGAGTTTCAAGTATGTCCCCATCATCTGTGATGTTAACCTTCTCTTTAAGCTTGGCAAGGAAGAGGTCTCGTTGTTTCTTTGTATTTTCAATGTCAGCACGGATACCGTCACGAGTCTTTTGGTTATCTTCCAGTTGTTTCTGATGGTTTAAATACTCAGGATTCTCTTGAGAACCTATACCAAAGACACCCCCAATCTTCTTTGGAGGAGTTTGTGTAGAGAGTTGTTTGGCATTCTCATCAAGCTCTTTCAAGGAGGCAGTATTCTCACGAATATTCTGTTCTGCATCTACTAAGCCAATCTGGTAGCCCTTATAATTCTCTTGAGCTAGTTTTGCAGCAGCAGCTCGTGCTTGTCGTTTAGAAGAAATCTCAAGGGCTAGTGTCTGTTTATCAAGAGCCTTCATTTGACGGTCAATCATTTTCATTTTGAGTTGGTCTTGAAGGTCTACCATACCCATCTTCTTAATCTCAATCTCTTTAGGATTGTAGGATTTACCGATAGTCTTTTCTATATGGTCATCAATAAACTTCTGTTTTTGTTGTGGGTCTTTCAGACCAGCTTCATCAGCAAGAGAACTATATTGTTTTTGAAGATAAGTATTAGCAGCAGCCCAGTCCTGAGGAGTTTTTACAGCATCAAGAATAGAGTAAGTCTGTCCAAGCTGTTTACCAGACTCAGTCAGGAGTTTCAGTTCAGTGCGGTCGATATTAGATTGCTTACGAGCAAGGGTAGCCTCCCGACTATTCTTATCCTCAGGAGCAAGACCAGAAATACTTTTCTCTTCAGCATCTACAGCAGCACGGTCCTTCTGCAACTGTTGTTGCATCTGAAGGATACCATATACTTCTTTCCCTTGTTGTGTAGCCAAATCACCAGTAGGGCCATTGACAGCATCAGAAAGTCCTCCAGCGGCAGTAGAAGGGTCCGAAGCCTGTGCTTTAGATTTGTCCATGTAATCAGACAAAGCACCAAAACGTTTTGTATCATACTGGTTCTTGGCATTAGTAGCCGCAGTACTAGATTGGGCTGTCATTATATTAGACAGTCCTTGAGCACCTTGTCCAGCTTCTGTAAGATTAAATCCTAGTCCGAAGGCCATTAGTAACTACCTCCTCCACTAAATCCCATAGGGGATAGAGTTGCCCCAGATGAGATTGTGCTACCTGTTACATTACCAGAAGGGTTAGCATTGTATCCCCCCGGTGCTCCAGTAGAAGGAGAAGTAAGCCAAGAGCTAATCGCCGGAGCAACAGCACTTGCTATACCCCCACCAAACTGATTAGCAGAAGTTTGATTCTGGTTATTCTGTCCTACACCAGCCATACCACCACTAGCTGGATTAGCACTAGCTCCAGATAGAACAGAGAGTTTTTGGAACTGGTCGTTGAATGCTTGAGACTGAAACTGTTGTCCATACTGAGATAGAGCTACTTGCTCTGCTCCAGACTGATTACGTCCTGTAGCAGCTAATTCTCTATTTAAGGTGTTAGTACCTTGGTTAAGAGAAGCTTGATACCCCGGAAGAGTAGCAACACTAGAAGGATTAGTCATCAGACTATTTAATTGTTTAGCATAGTCACCACGATATGGAGCAAAAGGGTCTACCATAGTTTGCGCTTGTGTACCACTAGTGCCTCCACCACCTGCCATAGCTCCACCAATAGCAGAACTAAGAACTGCTCCTACTATAGAACCAACGATTGCCATTATATAAATTCCTTATAAAAATCTTGACAAGTATTCAGATTCTTTTTAGCTCTCTCTATCATTTGTGGTACAAAGGGCTGAATCTGTGTGTCTTTGAATTCTTCATACTTGACTTCATCAAAATCCACACCAAGGGTAAAACATAATTTCCTCATTCCTGATTCAGTAACCACCTCTTCAAAAGAGATTCGTGGTCCAAAATATTCATTTGTGGCTTTTACATAAGCCTCTTTTGTTTTATGTGGGAGAGGTAAGCCAATTCTTTCCAATTCTTTCCAAACTTCCTCTGGATTTTTTTCAATGAGAATTGTAGTAACTGGATACTTGATAAACTTATCCCAGTGGAGGAGTAGTCCTGTATCAGCAAAACCACAATCCTTTTCGAGAAGAAACTGAGCTATACTATCGGCAGAAGAAAACTCTTGGCTCTTCTCATGGTAGCAGGGTTTTTCTTTTGTGTATAAGAAATGAGACAACCATGTGCTCATTGAACGAGGGAGAGAATAAATTATATAAGGCATTAGATACCGGTCTTTACATGAAACTCTGCACTATGCAGACGTATTGGTTGATTGTCAGTACAGTAGAACTCATAAGCTCTTTTACGAGAACTACCTCCTTGATAGATGATTGGACGAGACTGAATTAACTGAACAGGTCTGTAAGGAGACCATGTTGCAAAGTCATCATCTGTATGTCTTACTTGCATAGTAGCACCAACTCTATCTCCTATCACCTCGACAGAGTGAAAGAACTTTCTAGTGTTAGTTTCACCATCTATGTTGTCGGTTACTACTCTCCAAGATATGGGGTTGAGTCCAGTAGCAGAGTTGGTATTAACCCCGTCTGAGTATTGCTGAGTTGATACAGTATACACATTACCATTTGAACCATCCAGAGTGTAGGAAGAACCCAATGCAGCAGCAAAGAATTCTGAAGTCAGATATCCTTCAGAAAGTACTAATCCAGTTTGTGTAGTAGTGGTCCATGGATACCACTCATTTTGAATAAGGTCATAAGCAAAGGTTATTCCAAGGTCTTTCAGAGAGAAAACATAGAAAGAGTGTCCAGCTATTGTAATAGCCCATGCCCTTACTTTAGGAGTACCACCATTATTAAGAACACTCTGATTAAGAAAGTTATCAATGGAAGTTGTACTAACCTTACGAGGAGTAAGTCCTTCTAATAGGAATACTCCTTTACCCCCTTCACGAGATTGTCCAATCCATCCGACAGTACCAGAGAACTGTACTACTGATGTACCAGCAGCACACCCAATCTCTGTCTTGGCAGCATCGTATCTATTTAAGGGAGAGCCGACAGAATTACCAGCATCATAGAATACTTCACAGGACCATCCACCCCAAGCCATAATATAGTTAAGGTGTTTACACAAAGCCACCCCACCATCTGCTTCTGAGGTTTTAGTGAGATAATTAAGAGCATTCCAAGCAGTAGTATCTTCAAGATTACTACCATAAATCCTACCATCAGTGGTGAGAACATAGACACTTCCATCAAGGTAGGCACAGCCATAAGCCAAATTGCGAATAGGTATAATAGGAGAAGACATGGAAATAGGAGACCCCACACTAGCCAAGGTTTGGGATACTGACACTGTCCAAGTACTAACCCCAGAAGTTCCTACACCAGTGAGATTAGCTACTATGTGTGTATCAGTAGCAATCCCTGTGGCAGTAATCATTTGATTAGGTTGTATAGTACCAGATACCCAAGTAGCAGTAAGGGTAGTACCAGAAATATATCCGGTCCAAGAAGCTCCTGCATAACCGACAGTTGGAAAGTTAGTATCTGTAACATGTGTGAATGCTCCATTAGAACCATTCAGGTTGTAAGCATCTGTGGTAGTACACATGAACATATACGGAACTGTCTCAGTCTGACAGAACGAATATACACCAGAAACTACTGCACCTTTATTTACAACTACGTTAGCCATGATTATCCAAGAGTGATACTATTCACAAGGAACTTATTAAGGATTCTATTAGTAGGATTGTTGGTAGCAATACCTGTACCAGATACTGTGATTTGGTAGAGTGCTCCACCTACTGCTGCATAAACATTAGAATTAAATGTGTATAATCCTTGAGCAGTTCCTGCTGCAATAATAGGTGATAAAACTAAGGGAGAAAATCCGGGTCTCTTTACAACCCATGTTTTATCTCCCTTAGTATCAAAATAAGCATTAACTGTTCTTCCGTCGGTGTTAGGACTAGGTCCTCTGCTATCCACCTTGTTTGCCAACGGTATTCGTATAGTCTTCTTCATCTGCTGACATACCTTATGTCTGGAGCAAAGTTGAGTGAAGTATACTCAGCATCCCAATCCTGTACATCAGATAGGTACTTCTCAGCTTTACCTTCTATATATTGTATTTTATCCAAGTCCAAACCGTTATCTATGGCTATTTCAGCAGCTAGATTCCAACCAATAGCAAAGAGCCATTCTTGTGGAAAGTCAAGTGTGTCTGTAGACTGTGTAGCATCTTGCAGTAATCTCTGGGATATTAGGTGGGCTTGATAGGTAGTCTGTGTGAAACTGTCTGGGGTCAAGTAGAATGATACTTGAGCATTGTCCCGTGTGACATTCATGTATACTGAGTTAGGTGTCCCCGGAGAGAACTTGGAACCTAGTATGTTATAATCCCTATTAGACAAAGGCAGCAAAGGAATATCTTGTGCTGTGGTAACAGTCACATTCCGTAAGAAAGCCTGAATTAACCTTTGTGGTTTATCAATAACCAAATCTGGTCCTACTGGACCAAGGGTATAAACGGTTTGTCCAGCAACCAAAGGGAGAACAACCTCCGTTTGAGTCCACAATTTGATACCATGTATAATCCAACTCTTAATCATTAGGTTAAGAGCTGTCTGTGCATAGTCAATAGTGAGGGCATCTGGAGTAACCCCAAGCTCAAGAAGACCACACTTACGCAAAGCATACGTGATTATCTGGTCTCTATTTATATTAAAGGAAGTTGTAGTTGCCATATTACCATTCTACCAGAACGTAACCACTACCACCATTACCCCCAGCGGAACTATTTCCCCCTATATTACCACTACCACCACCACCACCACCAGAAAGACCAGCACCACCGGGGTGGTAGGAACTGCCTCCAGCAGTCCCTTGTGTAGAAGAAATTCCTGCACCCCCATCACCCCCTTGGGTTTGTGTTCCAGTAATTCCACTTTGTCCAAAGGTAAGTATAGTACAGTTGGTAATGGTCCTACCACCGGGAGCAGCAGTAGGAACTGCTCCACCAGAACCACCGGAAGCAGAATATACCAGAGAAGCGGTGAATGTGGAAGTATTCCCCGGACTACCATTAGTACCAGCTACAGTAGAGCCAGCACCACCTGTACCACCAGTACCCACTACTACAGAGTAGGAGGAGAACGGAGTTACGGACACAGCAAATGCTTTACCACTTGCCCCAGAACCACCCCCTCCACCAGAGTAAGCAGCCACAGCCCCTGCTCCACCAGCACCGCCACCAGAACCCCCAACCACAGTCACATTGACTGCAAAGACTCCAGAAGGACAAACAAAGGAACCATTAGAAGTAAACTGTTGAGCACCATGTAAAGCATTCTGCCAGAGTTCTGTCATACCAGTAGCAGTGACTCGTAGTTCTGCAATATCATTTGCAAGCCAACTAAGGGCAGAAGTAGACTGTTGCCCACGTACAATAGTAAGAACATCCCCCACACGACCTGTGCATTGAACAATCTCAAGATTGGTCTTGGTAGCAGCATCAGTGAAAGATAACCAGAAATAGTCTCCGTTAGTAGGAGATGGGAACAACGACCCTTGACCAGCATTAAGAGTTACAGAAGTAGCTCCTGCTCCTATACCAGAAAGGAGAGTAGCTGATGCAACGTTTGTGTATAGTGCTCTAGACATTAAGTATTCCTTCCACGAGAATCAATCCAAGCTAGCGCGACAAGCACGTAGCTAGTGACCGTACCTACTACTGCGTTATATATCTGCGACGAAGTGTTTGTCTTAACATCTACGACAGCATTAATATTCAATGTCCCCGAAACTCCCTCAGTAACTTGTACAATCCCGCTCAGTACATGTGGCAGCGTAGTGCTTACCAATGGGCTCCAGTGATTAGCCCCGCACACAGCCGAACCAGCATTGCTTACACTTACACCTAGTCGCGCTGTGACTGAAACCCCTAGTGGCGTGTTGATAGTACGGAGTGTTGCAGTGGTCGGGACTGTTGTGCTATCCGTAACTGGGACTACCCACTCGAACAAGTCTCCGTCCTGAACAAAGTTAGTCCACTGTGAAGAACCATTGGTCTTGCATGAACCTATACGACGGTACTGAGTATAATTTGTAGGCAGTACTTGTGGGGCATTAGTACCCAGAGAAAATACCACATCTACTACTCCAGTATCTGTCCTACGAATAAGGTAGAAATGATACCATGTTGACGCTGCAATAGAACCTGTGTCTAATCCACCCCCCGCTGTACCTAAAGACCAAGCAGAGGTGGTTTTAGTATACGCAGAGGTTAACGAAAGTAAAGCTACGTTGGTGGAATCTGTACATAATCCAGCAGCTATTCCAATAGCAGTTGTACTGGAAAAAGAGAGAGTTAGTCCAGAAAGATAAGACCTCATAGCCATAGCCACATAATTTGTGGTTGCTATCTTTGTAGAATTATCCCCGGTAGTCTGTGTAGTTGCTGTGGTAGTAGAACTTATAGTCCCAGAACCATTTAGATTAGTAGCGTTGGTGGATTGGGTTGGTGTTAATGCAGCACCACCTGTAGTAGTAGCAGAGACCGTACCAGAACCCGTTAGGTTAGTTG